CACGCCGCGCGTGCTGGAGCTGGCCGAAGGCTTCGGCCTTGGGCTGAGCGACAAGAAGTTCGTGATCTACGACAACCTGGCCATCGAAATCCGCCAGGGTGACGTCGGCTACATCACCGGCCAGTCCGGCGCCGGCAAAACGCTGCTGCTGCGCGACCTGGCAGCCCAGATGCGCGAGACGCTCAACGTTGCTGACCTCGATGATGTCAGCATCGACCCCAACAAGCCGGTCATTGACCAGCTCGGCACGGATACGGTGGACGCGACGCAGTTGCTGGCTCAGGCCGGCATTTCGGACGCCTGGATCTATATCCGCAAGCCGGGTGAGCTGTCGGGCGGCCAGCAGTATCGGCTCAAGCTCGCCAAGCTGATCGAGAACCAGGCGGCCGACGTGTGGACGGCTGACGAGTTCGGCGCCGTGCTTGATCGGGAAACGGCAAAGGTCATTGCCTTCAACATGCAGAAGGTCGCCCGCCGGCTCGGCAAGACCCTGTTGATCGCCACGACCCACACCGATCTGACCGAGGAGCTTGGTCCGGATCTGACCATCACCAAGCGCTTCCGCGAGCGCGTCGATGTGCAGGTGAAGCCGTGACCGTGATCCTGACCTTTCTGGATGGCAGTAACTGCAAGTTTGAAGATGTGATGGAGGTTCGCGATCTCGGCGATCACTGGCTGCTGTTGAAGCCAAAAACTCGCTATCGCTTGATGAAGCACGCCGTAGTCATGGTCACCGAGGTGATCTCGTGACTCAGGTGTTCACTCATTCGATCTTGGGAACGACCCCGGTCTATCCAGATCGGGAAGTCGCGCTCACTAAGCGCGCCGTCACGCACCAGTATGCCGGCAAGTCGCCAGCAGAGCTCACCCAGATAGCGGAAGAGCTTTGTCTGAGCGCAGCCCGCATCAAACGCTTCGACACGCTCAGCAGTCATCTCTGTGAGTTGGCTCGGCAATCCAAACATCAAACCTTCGGAGAAGACTGACATGAATTTTGGCACCGCACTCGAAGCCGTCAAGTCTGGATCCCGCATCGCTCGGGACGGCTGGAACGGCAAGAACATGTATGTATTTTTGAACAAGGGCGCTATGCCAAACTTCGTGAAGAGCGTCTTCTACGGTCCAGTGCGTTCAAACTTGTTTGATATGGGCGCCGGCGGCGAATTGGTCGTAATGCCGAGTCTGGCGATGAAGACCGCTGACGGCTCGCTTGTAGTTGGATGGCTTGCTTCTCAGACTGATATGCTGGCCGAGGACTGGGACGTATTGCCGTGAGTGGTTGGATCGGCGTCGATCTGGACGGCACGCTCGTGGTCCATGATCACGCGACCTTCCACTTTGCCAAGATCGGCGAACCGATCCCGGCGATGATCCGGCGCGTCAACATCTGGCTGGAGGAGGGCAGGGATGTCCGCCTCTTCACCGCTCGCTTCGGCCTGCCGCCGAGCGAGCGCAGCCAGTTCCTGGTGGCCTGGGCCAACTTCTCGATGACTCATTTCAGCCGGATCCTGCCGGTGACCGATCGGAAGGACTTCGAGATGCTCGAGCTCTGGGATGACCGCGCCGTCCAGGTCGAATTCAACACCGGCTATCCTCTGGAGCTCGTGCCGTGATCACCGTCAAAATCGCTCTTACCGAGACCAGCCAGGTCATCGAGCATGAGGCAAGGAACGCCTACACCAAAGGGCCCTTTTACTGCGTCTATGCAACGGATGGCACGGTCTACAAATACCCCGTGGTCAACATCTGGCGCGTTGCCGAGCAATATGGCGACTCCGGTCGCGCACCCAATGACCCGCCAATGCCGAGGAAGTCGTAATGGCAAATAGCGAATTCGAGACTTCGCTATTTCGCGATCCATCGCCGCGGCCGCGCTTTGCCCTGGCCGAGGAGATGATCGTCGAGCGTGGCGATAAGTCCGACTGGGATCTGCTGCACGATCTGCACTACAAGGCCGAGAAGCTGCCGCTGGGGCCGCGTTTCTGGAAGCTGACCCTCCGCGGTCAGACCATCGGCGTGTTGGTCACCGGCACGCCCAAGGGCATGCTCAAGGAGCGGCACCTGGTATTCGACCGGATCAACCCGGGCGGCGGCAACACCAGGTTCACCAACACTCAGCGCTACGTCTATATCAACCAGCATTTCCGGGTGATCAGTCGCTTCGTGGTGGACACCATGTATCGCGGCATCGGCGCCGGCTACCGGATGATGAACCTGGTCGCGCGGATGGAGGGCAACACCTTCACCGAGATCCAGAGCTCGATGTCCAAGTTCAACAGCTTCGGCCAGAAGGCCGGCTTCCGCTTCGTGAAGCCGATGAACGCCAACAAGTTCGAGGCCGGCATGAAGTTCTTCCGCTCGCACTTCGAGTCGACACCCCAGGACTTCGAGGCGATCGTCGCCGAGCTGGCAGCAATGCCGCCGGGCCTGCAGGAGCGCACGCTGATCGCCTGCAAGGAATGGTATCTGAAGAATTCGGCCCTGGAGAATACCGGGGCAGGGCGCGACAAGGGTCCGGAGCGTGTTGCCGCGATGAGCGCCCGCGACGTGATCAAGGCCATTCAGCAGGTGGCCCTGGCTTCACCGATGTATGGTGTTTATCGCTGCCCCGATCCCAAGGGTAGCGTGCCCGATCGCCTGCCGCTGCTGGCCTTCGATCGCCAGAAGCCGACCGAGAAGCTGGTGCTGTGACCAAGCCGGCACGCACCAAGAAGCAGCGCGAGATCGTCGAGATGATTCTGCGCGCGGCCGACAGTGGCTCCTTTTTGACCATCAAGGAGATCCACGCCGGGCTGTCCTATACCTGCGCTTATGGGTCGCTCCGGACTTCGCTGAAGTTCCTGGTCGGCAAAGGCATCCTCGAGCGCCGGAAAGCCGGATCGCAGACCCTGCTGATACCCACTGCTGAAGCCTACGCGTGGTTCAGAGCCGGAGGAGTCTGAATTCCCGTCCTCGTTTAGACATAGAGAATAATCTAGTAAGTAATCACTTACTTATATATCATGTCTAAAGAAGGACGGGAATGAAGGACGCTTCGGCACTGGTAACGGCGCCGCAGAAAGAGTTCGATGACTGACGAGACCTCTCCGGATCTGGATCCGGCACTGCAGACCGATGATGACGCCGGCTCTTCCAAGCCGCGGCTGACCGACGCCCAGTTCGCCGAGATCCGCGAGCACTACGAGCTTGGCACGAAAACGATGGCCGAGCTGGCCGCCGAGTTCAACGTCGCCCGGCAAACGCTGTCACGCCGGTTCAAGGACGCCGGCGTGGTCAAGGGCTCGCGTGCGCACGAATTGCAGGCTGCGGTCAAAAAGGGTGTCGTTCAGGGCGCCCAGGGTGCCGCCCAGCCGATTGGCGAGCGCTACATCGACAAGCGCATGGAGTGGATCGAGGAGACCCGGGTCAACGGCTACAAGACCATCAACATGATCCGCAACCTGCAGCTCAAGCGTCTGCGCGACGCTGTGCAGGCCGGCACCGCCTTCGCCGCGGTCGACGACGACATGAAGGCGCTCGTGCGGCTCCAGAAGAATCTTATCGAGGGCTACGACTTCCAGCTCGATCGGATCCTCAACGCCAACGACATCATTGATGAGGATGCGCTGCCGGACCTGTCGATCCAGGATCTGACCGAGGAAGACCTGGTCAAGCACCACATCGACATCGCCGATGCCGGCGTCACCGAGGATGACATTCGCTCGGACGTCTCCAAGATGCTCGAGGAGCAGAAGCAGGCTTTTAAATGAGCCTGGCCGCTCCAGTCCTAAAGGTCCATGCCGGGCAGCGCGTTGTGCTGCGCGATCCGCATCGATATCGCGTGATCGTGGCTGGCCGCCGCTGGGGCAAGACGCAGATCTCCAAAGTCTCGCTGATCATGGCCGGCGCGTCCAAGCGCAATCAGCGCGTCTGGTATGTGGCGCCGACCTACCAGATGGCCCGCGGCATCCTTTGGGAAGATCTCAAGGCGTCGATTCCGCGCGCGTGGATCCGGTTCAACGGCATTAATGAAACCCGCATGACCATTCGCCTGGTCAATGGGTCCATCATCGAGCTCAAGGGCGCCGACAATCCCGATACGCTGCGCGGCGTCGGTATCCATTTCCTGGTGATCGACGAAGCCCAGGACATCAAGGAGGAGACCTGGAGCAAGGTTCTGCGTCCGACGCTGGCAACAACCGGCGGTCGGGTGCTGTTCATCGGCACGCCCAAGTCGTTCAACTGGCTCTACGACCGCTATATCGAGGGTCAGAAGGGCGACACCTACAAGGACGAAAAGGGCCGCCTGATCGTCAATGCCTGGAAGAGCTGGCAGTTTCCCACCTCGACCTCGCCCTTCATCTCCCGCTCGGAAATCGAGCAGGCGCGCAAGGATATGGATCTCAAGAGCTTCCGCCAGGAATTCGAGGCGAGCTTTGAGACCATGTCAGGTCGCGTCTATTACGGTTTCGACCGGCGCGATCACGTCGGCGATTTCCCGTTCAATCCGCTGCTCCCGATCGCAGTGGGTATGGACTTCAACATCGACCCGATGTCGATGATCATCATTCAGGAACAAGCCAATGGTGAGATCTGGGTGGTGGATGAGGCGGTGCTGCCGGGCTCAAATACCCAGGAAGCGGCCGACGAGCTGGCGCGTCGCTACTTCCGGCAGATGAACCAGATCACCATCTTCCCCGATCCGGCTGGCGCTGGCCGTAATCACGATCGTGGCGAGTCCTCACTCGACATTCTGCGCGAAGCCGGCTTCCGCTCGATCCTCTACAAGCGGAAGCACCCTCTTGTGCAGGATCGCGTCAACGCCGTGAACCGCCTGCTGCGCACGGCCGACGGCACGATCAAACTCAGGGTCGATCGAAAGTGCCGCAAGTTTATCGAGGCACTCGAGCAGACGATCTACAAGCCCGGCACGCGCGAGGTCGACAAGACCATGGGTGTGGAGCATCCGGCTGACGCCTTTGGCTATTACGCCGATCACCAGCATCCGGTGCGCGAGATCAAGATCATGGGCATTTCCGTGTAAGGTTGCATTTAAGTAAGCACTGACTTACTATAGGGGCTGCTTTATCCAATGGATCGACTATGGCCCGGACCGTGAAAACCGATGATCCCTACCGCGCGTTCTTTGAACGCCGGCATCCGGAGTTCGCGAACAACCTGGCCCACTGGCTGTTCCTCGAGCAGACCTACCGCGGTGGTCGCGCCTGGTTTGCGTCCAACATCCATAAATACTTCAAGGAAGGCGTCAGCGAGTTTGCCGAGCGCCTCAACCGCGCCTACCGCTTCAATCACACCCGTGAGGCGGTCGACCTGGTGCAGAAGTATCTGTTCAAGTCGCCCGTCGCTCGCAAGACCGACGGCGTGCCGCAGGCCATTCTGGACTTCTGGAAGAACGCGACCCTGAGCGGTCTGACGATCGACCAGCTGATGCGCACGGTTTCCACCGGCTCCTCGATCGGCGGCCGTGTGGCTCTGGTCGTCGACACCAACAACCCTGGCGCCGTGCCGGTAGAGGAGGGGGCCGCACCCCGTCCGCTATCCCAGAAGGAAGCCAAGGACGCCAATATTCGCATCTACGCCTACATGGTGCCCACCAAGCATATTCTCGACTACGCCTATGACGAGGACGGCGATGGCGGACTGCTCTGGGTCAAGCTGAAGGAAGTCACCCGCGACGACGCCGATCCCATCCACAACAGCGGCCTGGTGCTTGAGCGCGTTCGCTTGTGGACGCGCACCGGCTGGCAATTGTTCGAGGAACAGGAAGTCCAGAACGGCAAGCGGGTTACCAAGGTCATCAAGATGATCGAACAGGGCGAGCACAAGCTCGGCCGTGTGCCGGTGATCCTGGTCGATCATATGCTGGGCGACAATCCCTATCTGGCGCCCGGGCTGATCGACGACATCGCCTATCTCGATCGCGCCGTCGCCAACTACCTGTCGAACCTGGATGCCATCATCCAGGATCAGACCTTCAGTCAGCTGGCCATTCCGGCGCAGGCCATGATGCCGGGCGATGAGGCCTATAACAAGGTGCTCGAGCTCGGGACCAAGCGCGTCTTTGCCTATGACGGCGGCGCCGGTTCGACGGCCAAGCCCGAATATATCTCGCCCGATCCTAAGCAGGCGACGGTGATCCTGTCGGTGATCAACAAGATCATCAATGAGATCTACCACACCATCGGTCTGGCCGGTGAGCGCACCAAGGAAGACAACGCGGTTGGAATCGACAATAGCTCGGGCGTGGCCAAGGCCTACGACTTCGAGCGCGTCAATTCGCTTCTGCTGAGCAAGGCCGAGTCCAATCAGAAGGCCGAGAACGAATTGGTGCGCCTGGTTTGCGCATGGGCTGACGAGGATGCGCCCAAGGACGACCTGGTGACCTATCCCACCACCTTCGACGTCATGCGTCTCGCCGACGATCTGATGACGGCCGAAGCGCTGGCGAAACTTGCGGCGCCCAAGGAAGTGCGCCGTGAACAGATGAAGATCGTGGTCGACAAGCTGTTCCCGCAGCTGGCCACCGACCTTCGCACAACTCTCCTGGATGGAATCGATGAGTGGCTTGAGGGCGAGGAACTGCTTCTCAACCCACCCAGCGGTTTCGGCCAGAAATCGGCTGCCGCTCCGTCCCGACAGGGTCAGGTGACCGACAAGACTGCCTAACCGGGCTCAGGCCCAAGACCGGCGCGCACGAGAAACTGCTGCTCGCCAAAACACGATCGCCCGAGAAACTGGGCAAGGAGACGACTATGACGATCCAGACCATTCTGTCCGCTCGTGGCTACCAGCCCGCGCCGGCAATGAACTACCGCGGCGCTCCGCAGGTGGTGTTCGACAAGCCCGATGACCTGGGCACCGATACCCGCACCGATGAACAGAAGGCCGCAGCTGCCGAGGCTGAAGCCCGTGCCGCTGCCGATGCCGCGGCCGCCGATGCTGCTCGCGCTGCTGAAGCGGAAGCTGCCGCCAAGGCTGCCGGCGATGCCGAAGCCGCGCAGATCGCCGAGGATGCCAAGAAGGCCGCCGAAGATCTCGCGCGGGAAAAGGCCGACCTGCTCAAAGAGGTCATGGACAAGAAGAACAAGCTCAAGACGGCCGAGCAGAAGGCGGCAGATGCCGCGGCTGCACTGGCTGCCTATGAGGGTGTCGATCCGGCCAAGGTCAAGGCGCTGCTCAAGGCCGAAGCTGAAGCTGAGAAGGCCGCGGCCGAGGCCAAAGGCGACTTCGAGCGCGTCAAGCAGATGATGGCCGAAGAGCACGCCAAGGATATCAAGACCAAGGATGACCGTATCGCCGAGCTCGAGGCCCTGGTCGCCGGCAAGGATAACACGATCAATGAACTGACCGTTGGTTCGGCCTTCTCGGGCTCGACCTTCATCAAGGATGATCTGCTGCTGACCCCGACCAAGGCGCGCGCGCTCTATGGCGCCCACTTCGCCATCGAGGATGGCAAGACCGTCGGCTACGACAAGCCCGCCGGTGCCGCAAATCGCACCAAGCTGGTCAGCGCTTCGGGCGATCCGCTGCCATTCGATGAAGCGTTCAAGCGCATCATCGAGGCCGACCCGGAAAAGGACACCCTGCTCAAGGTCAAGACCAAGCCGGGCTCGCAGTCCAATACGCGTGGCGAGCTGAACACCCAGGACAAGCCCAAGGGCGAGCTCTTCGGTGCAGCGCGCATTTTGGCTGGCATGAACAAGGGCAAATAGCACTGTATAGCAAGATAAGTCAGGGGTGACTTATTTTTCTCTTGAGAGTGATCAGCCGTTACGGTAGGATAAGTAATCGCTTACTTATTTCGTCGGCTGATCACTCAAAGGAGTTATGAAATGCCGCTTTTGGTTGAAGAAGCCGCCAAGCTGTCTCAGGAAGACAAGGAGCGCGGTGTAATCGAAGAGATCATCGATCGCGATGACCTCTTTGCCCTGCTGCCCTTTACCCAGGTTTCCGACAAGGTCTACACCTATGTCCGTGAAGCCACCATCTCCGAAGGCACGTTCCTCGATCCCTACGAGGCAGTGACTGAAGGCGCCGCGACTTTCGATGAAGTCGTGACCCGCCTGAAGGTTCTCGCTGGTGACGTCGACATGGACAAGTTCACCACGACCGTCCAGTCGGCCCTCAACGACCAGATCGCGATTCAGATTGCCTCCAAGGCCAAGGGCCTGGGTCGCAAGTTCCGTCGCACCCTGGTCAATGGCGACACCGGCGTCAACGCCAAGGAATTCGACGGCATCAAGAAGCTGACCCCGGCCGCCCAGACCCTGGTCGCCGGCGCCAATGGTGCTGCCGTCTCCTTTGCTGCGCTCGACGAGCTCAAGGATGCCGTCAAGTATGGCGCCGACGTGCTGATGATGCGCCAGGGCACCTGGCGTGCGATCCGCGCGCTGCTGCGTGCCATGGGTGGCAACACCGCCGAGACCATCATCATCGAAGGCTTCGGCAAGCCCATCCCGGCTTACGACGGCACCCCGGTGATCATCAACGACTTCCTGACCGCCGATGAAACCCAGGGTTCCTCGAACGTCACCTGCTCGATCTACGCCCTGCGCCTGAACGAAGCCGACGGCTTCCACGGCATCTACGGCGGCCCGTCGGCTGGTATCCAGCTCGAAGACATCGGCACCGTCCAGAACAAGGACGCCAACCGGTGGCGCGTGAAGTGGTATGCGGGCACCGCCCTCAAGGCCACGCACTCGGTGGCACGCCTGAAGGGCATCACCAACATCTAATTGCAAGTAAGTCACTACTTACTTATAATGGGCGGGGTCACTCCCGCCCATTTTGCTTTTCTGAAGCTCTAACCGTGGTGAATCCATGAACTTTCTCAAGATCGTCGCGCCTGGTTGGGCCGGCTACACTGGTCTCATCGGCCAGATCGACTTCCATGATGGTATTTCGACCGAGCCGGTATCGCAGGCTCAGGCGGACCGCATCACTGGCGTGCTTCAGTTCATCGAGGTCGATGCTGATGGCAATGAGGTGGGCTTTGCCGGCGCCGCTCAGCGTCTGATCCAGATGTCTGCCGATATGGCGCCCGTCGTTTCGACCCTGCCGCGGCTCACCGAAGCAGAGCGCAAGGCCGAAGAACTGGCCGACGCGCTCAAGCACTCCATTCCGCCGGCGGAGGTGTTCTACACCAAGGCTCAGCTCGAGGAGATCGCCGAAAAGGGCGGCATGAAGGCCCTGCGCGTTGTGGCTGAACCCTGGCGGGTCAAGAACCGGTCGATCCCGGCCCTCAT